TCAGTCACCCGCGACAACCCCGGAATGGATTGGGGAGCGTTCGCTCGCCTACTTGACACATGGAAGCACCATGCTATGTTAAGCACGCAAACGGACAAGCAAGACAGAGACGAAGGAGTAGAGAACAAACTATGGCATGGAAACCGGAAGTGATCGCCGACTCAAGCGGCAAGTGGAACGGTAACGCGCTCCGCTTCGCCACGCGCGAGGAGGCGGAAGCCAACGCTCGCGACCTGGCGATGCGTTGGACGCTTGTTCGCGAGTTTCGCGCGACCGAGTGCGACGATCCCGTGAACTACCGTTGGATCAACGGCAAGCTCGAGGCGGTGGCGTCGTGAAGCTCGATCTCAACGCCGATGACGTCGCGATCATTCGCGACTGTCTCAATTCGAGGCTCACGACGCTCAACAACCTCGCGCTTCGCCCGCGAAGCAAGCGCGAGGCTCGAGCGGACTTGGGCGACCGGGCGAGCCGCGTCAACGCGGTGCTCGAGGCAATCAAAGGGCAGACCGATGGCGAAACGGCGTAGCGACTTCGACAATCCATTCGAGCTAACGCTCGCGGAAATGGAGGCGCACCAAGATTGGGCGCGCCGGAACTATGTCCCGTTGAGTGAAATCATCGGAGTCTGGCATCCGGTTGTTCAACTCGAGTGCGTAAAGATGAACTTCGAGACGGGCGCGTTCGATCCCGACAAGCGGGACACGGACAAAGTTCGTCATAACATCTGATACATGGAGACATTATGATAGACTTGTTGCAAACTCCGCCAAATGAGCGGACGCTAGACGAGCTTTATGCGTTCCTTTCGGTTGACGAGAACGGACTGCGCGGCCTTGTCGCGCATTTCCTGCCCGGCATTGGCGCGACGACATTCGTGACCGGCTCGCCGTTCGTGGTCGAGGTGATGAAAAAACTTGTCCCCGAACTGGCCAAGAAAACTGGCAAGCGCATCGTGCTCTACAAGTTCTCGCGCGGCGAGGAGGTGGAGTCGTGGGCGTGAGTCGCGGCGCGCTCAATCTCGAGAAGTCATACAACTTCGTCGAGAAGCGGCCCGTGATCGACGAGATGCGAACGCTTATCGATCACGCCAGCTACAGCGAGATCGCCAACGATACTCACGTGTCGAGGGCGACGCTGCGCAACTGGTTTTCCGGGAAAACGATCTCCCCGAAGACTCAAACCGTCAACAAAGTTTTGGCGCGCTACGGCAAGCGCCTTGGGATTGTGGATTTATGACACTGAAAATCACCCTGACAATCGATCAGGAAAACGAGCAAGGCGTCGTCTTGATCGGGCTTCTGACCAAGGCGCTTGGGCGCGGCGAAGCCGGCGTGAGCGATCTGCGCATCGAACGCGACGAACTGGAAATCCCCGAAGCGAACGCGGAGTGGTTCAAGAAAGCGCGACTCACCGGCGTCTCGAAAGTCGCCCGCTTGGTCGCCAAGCGCGAGGTCGGGCCGCGCGTCAAGCGAGCGCGGCCAGAGACGAAGCGCGCGCCAGCGCCCGGCACGGGCGCGTTCCTCGGATTGCAGGTTGTCGCGCGCGGCGGCGACAACGCCAACGAGGCGTTGCGAGTTGAGTTCGTCAAGGCGGGCCTGTCGGACAACGGCGCGGGCGCGACGCTCTCGAAACTCGGCAAGCGCGGCTACGTGCGCAACGTCGGCCCCGGCGAATGGAAGCTCACGGCCAAGGGCGAGGCGGCTATTGCCGCCGAAAAAGAGGAGGTGAAATCAGATGGCGGCGCGGATTAAGAACCACGCGATTGTCGAGGATCGAGCAGACCCGTGGATGACTCAGTTGCTTGTGCTCCTCGAGCCATTCCTCAAGTTGCGCGGGACGATGCCCGCTCGAGCGGTGCAAGCCTTCGTGCTGGTGGCGCAGCGAGAGGGCCGCACGGTCGGCGAACTGGCGAAGCTCGCCGGCTGCGCGCAATCGACCATGAGCCGCAACCTCCTCGACCTTGGCGACCATGACCGGCGCATGGGGCCTGGCGCGGGGCTTGTCGTCGGCAAGGTGAGCGTCGAGAACCGTCGCGAGCGCGTCTACAGCTTGAGCGGCAAGGGCCGCAAGCTCCTCGAGAAGCTACGGGAGCGCGCGAAATGAGACGAGCCATAATCGCCTTGTGTGGCGTGTTGGCGTGCGCGCCGGCGCTCGCCGAGACGTTCGATGAATGCATGGCGGAAGCGCCGTACCGAGTGGCCGAAGCGCAGACCCCGCGCTATTGCCAGTGCGCGGTGAAGCATCCCAACGATTCGTCGGCATGCCTGCCCAAGCTCCCGCAATCGGGGCCGGGCTGGCATGTCGAGAACGGCGGAATCGTGCTCGACAAATGAAAAAAACCGCCAGCGGGACAAGCCTTCCGCTGGCGGCATAGATAGCCCAGACTAGGAGTAGTAGAAACGCCGTCCCAAGGGGGCGGCGCTTTCGCGTTTACCATGGAGGGTTGTGATGGACAACGAGGAGTTGAAAACGCGGCTCGACGATATTTTGCAGCGAATGCAAGCGATTGAGGCTGGCTTGCAACAGATGCGTGACGCCGAAATGCAGCGCGCCGAGCGCCGGGCGCAGCGCGCCGCTCAAATTCTCGACCTTGCCATTGAGCATGAGATCACGCCAGAAACCGTGCTTCAAGGCTACCTCGCCGGCCGTTGGAAGCGCCGGCGCGGCGACATTTATCCGCCAGCGAGGGACGTGCGGAATGGCCAGAACGCCTAGCATCCGGCAAGGAATTTACGATCTTCTCAGCGCGGTCGAAATCGACACGAAAGAGGAGGGCCGCGCCCACGTGGACCCGTGGATGAGTCAGCGCATGGTCATCGACGCGGTTGCGAAAGGCTTGCAAGAGGGCGTCCACGAATTTGTCGTCTTGAAGTGCCGCCAGGTGGCGATCACGACGGTTTGCAGCGTGATCGAACTCTTTTGGGCGCTGGCGAATCCTGGCGTGCAAGGCGCGATCATCGCCGACCGGACGGACAACCTCGAGCGCTTGCGGCGCATCTTCGCCTCGCTCCTCGAGACGTTGCCGCCCGAGTGGCGCTCGCCCGATCATCGGCTAGTGTCCAACAATCGGACGGGGATGGCGTTCGCGAATCGCAGCGTGATTGACTTGCTGGCGGCGGCGAGCAATCCCGACTTGGGCGCGAGCCGCGCGCTCAACATGATGCACGCGACGGAGTGCGCACAATGGAAATCACTGGCGGGTGTCGAGTCGCTGAAAGCGTCGCTTGCGCGCTTAAATCCCACCCGATTGTATGTGTGGGAGTCGATAGCGAACGGATTCAATTGGTACTACAATTTCTGTCAGCAAGCCAAGCAAGACCGCCACATGCGGTTTATCTTCGTGGGCTTTTGGGCGAATCCGACCTATTCGATTCCGCGATCCGACCCGGACTACAAAGTTTATTGGGACGGGACGCTGCAAGACGAAGAAATCAAGCGAGCGCGCTTCGTCAAGCAGAACTACGGCGTCACCGTGACGCCCACGCAAATCGCATGGTGGCGACGCGAAAGCGAATTTCGCGCCCCCGAGTACATGGATAGGCATTTCCCGTGGACAGAGCGCGAATGCTTCATAGCCTCGGGGTCATCGTTCTTTCCGGCGGGACGGACGCTCGAGATCAACGAGAGCCTGACGGATGGACCGCTCTACAAGGGTTACAAGTACACTTTCGAGGAACAGTTTCTCGGCTCGAGGATAGTCCCGACGCAGGACCGGGACTCCGTGATGCTCCGCGTGTGGGAGCCGCCGGAGATCGGCCCAAACGCCGTGTACGTCATCGGCGGCGATCCGTCGGGGGGCGGCGGGGGCGAAGCTAACGATCACGCAATCAGCGTGTGGCGGTGCTACGCCGACCGGCTTGTCCAATGCGCCGAGTTCGCATCCAACAAGCCGCTCACCTATCAGTTCTCATGGGTGCTCGCGCACCTCGCCGGATGCTACCGCGATCATCTCGCCAACATTGAGGTGAGCGGTGTGGGCGCGGCCGTGCTGCCCGAGGTGCGCAACCTCCGCCAGCTTGCCGAGCGCGGAATCCTTCAAGCCGACAATGACGCCGACAAGATCCTCGACATGATCGGGGCGGTGCGGTGGTTCCTCTACAAGCGGGCCGACACGCTCGGCGGCGGCGGCAACGTGGTCGCCTGGAAAACGAACCAAGACAACAAGCATCAAGTCTACAGCGAGTTCCGCGATTCGATGATGCTTCGTCGTGTTGAGATTCGATCCGTGCGCCTCATTCAGCAAATCCAAGCTATCGTCGAGGACGAAGGATGGATAGGCGCGGGGCCTGACACGGGCGAAAACGACGATCTCGTCTCGGCGGCGGTGCTCGCGCATCACACATGGGTTGAATGGCGGCGCAACGGTCTTGTGGCGCGCAACTTGACGTGGGACTCGGTCAAGGGGCAACGTCCGCCGCCGAATCCGGCGACCGTGCTTTCGTTCGCCTTCTCAGAGCACATTCGGAAGATCAATCAGAAGGCCAACACTCAGCGGCAGAGGTTTTGATGGTCGATTCCCCATTCGCGCCGTTCATCCCATTCGATCATCCCGCCAACATGGCGAACGAGGATGGGACGTTGAAAATACGAACTGGCGTCGCCGAACTCGAGGCGATGCTGCGCGAAGATCCAAACGCTCATTTCTACCTGACACCGGATGGGCGGGTGGTCATACGACCGGAGATGACAAACATGGCAAGCCAAGCGGAAAAAACACAACCGGAAATGACATTCGGCGAGCGCGCCGTCGGGCTCACCTTCAACCCGAGCGGCGACCCCAAGGTGGCGAAGCTCAAAGAGCTATACGCCGAGATTATCGACATCTGTGATGAAAGCCGCCAAGCGCTCATGGGCGGCAGCGAGGCGCATCGGCTCTACGCCATCGCTATTACAGAGGCGCAAGGTGCGCAAATGTGGGCGGTCAAAGCGGCAACCTGGAAAGTGTGAACCATGCAAACCATTGGGTGGGCGGTCAAGGAATTGCTAGACGGCGGGCGCGTGCGGCGCGCGGGATGGAACGGCAAAGGCATGTGGCTGGCGTTGGAGCATCCCAAGCCCGAACCTGGGGCGCTCCGCTTGACGTTGCCCTACGTCTACATGTCCACGGCGCAGGGCGATCTTGTCCCGTGGACTTGTTCGCAGACCGATTTGCTGGCGACCGATTGGGAGGAGGCGGACTGACTTGCCTATCGCGCGTTCATACCAATGCCCTGAGTGCTTCCATCGAATCGAGGTTGTGCTCGCGGCGGACCAATGGGACGCGCCCCCTCCATCTTGCGACGTGTGCGATGCGCGCGAGATGGAGCAACAGTTTCGCCCGCCGGCCATCGGCGGGAGCGTGCGGGCGAAGGCGGCGAAGATCACTGAGGACATCATCGCCAACGATTACAACGTCGCCAACTTTCAATCCGACCGACGGCTCGGCGGCACGCCCAAGGTCCGCTACAAGGATCAAACCGGGACGCTCCCGGCCGCCGCCTGGCAAAACGCGCAAGCGACGCTACAGCAAGCCGTGGACCTTGGCCGGGTGCACCGGCAGACCCGCTACGACTCGGGGCCGCAAGGCAACGGGCTCGACGTGTTGCAGGGCGCGCTCAAGAGCGGCGAGCAACCCGATCTGATAGCCGCCTCGAAACGGAAAGCGATTCGCGTATGGTGACGATTCGCGCCTTGCTTTGGATGTTGGCGAGGCTTCGTTGCCGCTTGGGATGGTGCGGCGGCCATGTCGTGAGCGGGACGCATGACGGCGTGATCTGGATTGGGTGGCAGTGCGACGACTGCGGCATCGTCAAATATTACGAGCCCTCCCGATGGCCCTGAAAATTCCCAACAACCGTCAGCATCTCGCTGAGTGGTCCAAAGAATTGATAGATGAATGTATGGGATCGGCTTCCGAGAGGGGCATGATATACACTAAAGCCGCCCAATATTACTATACTGGTACTTCCGACTCGAAGGCCGCGATCTATAACAAGACGAAGGCGTTTATCGACAAGCTCGCGGGCTTTCTCATGCAACCGACCGACGTCCGGTTCAACGTCGTGTTCGACTCCGGCGAGCCTGAGAGCGTGCTCGCTCGAGCACAGCTTGTCAGCGAGAAGCTATCGGCCGACTTCAAGCAAACCGACTCCGACGTCTCATTCGCCGAAACGGTGATTTGGTCGCTCGTCAACGGATGCCACCTCCTCAAGACGCTGCCCGACGGCGACGGCGGATCGTTCAAGGTCGCGCCCGTCCATCCGCAGAATTTCGGCGTCTTGAGCGAGACGACGCTCGCGCTCGACGAACAAGAGGCGTTTTGCCACGTCTCGTTTCCGACGCTCACGCAAATGCGCACGATGCTCAAGGATCATCCTCGAGCGAAGGAATGGATGGCGCGGATCGAGGAGGCGCGGCCGACCGAACGTGACGAGATGGAGCCGACCTATTTCCACTCCATGGTGGTCGGCGGATTGCAGCCGCTTGGCCAGGTCGGCGAGCTTCCGAGCGCGGCAGGCATCGTCAATGTGTTCCCGACGCCCGTCCCGTGGAAGCCAAACCACAAGTTCAACCCAACTGTTCGTCTATGCGAGGTGTGGATTCAGGACCGCGACCGTGGCGACTACACGACGTTGCAAGCGGTCTATGGCGCCGACCCGATCATCATTGAGGGTGAGGAGACGCGGCGCAACCTCTCGCGCGTTCCCGGCAAGTCGCCGTTCACCAAGGTCCAGAGCCAGCAAACGCCCGGCTATTTTTTCGGCCGCTCAATGATCGCCGACGTCCAGATGTTGCAGGATCTTCTCAACAAGCGCCTTCGCGACATCGCGATCATGTGGGATAGGAACGTCAACGCTCCGCAACTGTTGAGCGGTTTCACCGGCGTCACCGAGGAGAGCTATTTCAAGCTCCTCAACGAAGGCGGATTCCTCGCCGACCCCAATCCGAACGCGAAAGCGCAAAAGCTCCTCGAGCCACCGCCCGAGAACTACCTCGAGGAGCTTCAATTCCTGTTTCAGCTATTCGACGAAGCTTCTGGCTTCTCACCCGTCATGAGCGGTCAGGGGGAGCCTGGCGTGCGGGCCGGCGTCCACGCGCAGACGCTTGTGCGCACGTCAGGCGGCCGGCTTATCGACCAGGCGGCGCGCATTGAACGCCAGCTTGGCGAAGTCGGTTATCTGGCGCTCAAGGTCATGCAAGCGATGGACGCGCTCGTCTACACGACAGACACGGGGACTGATTTCCTCCTCTCGCATCTGCCCGGCAATTTCGCCGTCGAGGTTGACTCGCACTCGGCGAGCCCGGCCTTCGCCGAGGACAATCGCCAGGTCGCCATCGCGCTCGCTCGCGCCAACGCCATCGACTCGGAAGATTTGATTCACATGCTCCATCCGCCTGGCGCGCAACTCTTGCTCGCCCGCCTCCGCGAGCGGAAAAAGGCGCAGGCCAAACAGGCGCAACAGGAGGAGCAGAAAGAGCTTATCGAGGGCGTGTTGGGCTTCCCACAAGGCGGCAGGAAGGGCGCTGGTGGACGGAAGCCCAAACAGTAGCTATTTTCCCGCGCCGTCCGGGTTTCCTCCCCCCGGAGACTCGGGCGCACAGGCCGCCCCGTCCTGATTTGCCCCCACAGCCGCGACGGGGCGGCGCTCTTGAGGGGTGTTGAATGGCGAACGGCGACATCACACAAGACGATCCGACGCAGGGCGATTCTGGCGGCGGAGGCGGCCCGCAAGCGCCGCAACCATCCGCTCCGCAGGGTGGGCCGCCAGGCGGCGGCGGGCCGATGCTCGCCGCCATGGCGCGCAATCAAATGGGGCCGCAGGTCAGCGCGCCCGGCCCCGGCAACATGGCCGACTCGATGACGCAAATTCAGGCGGCCGTCGGCATGATTCAGCAAGCGGCGATTGGACTGCCGCCCGGCTCTCCGCTACACCGTGACGCGCTACAAGCAGCGCAACGCCTCTCGCGACACTTGGGGCAAGCGGGGGTAGGGGCGGGCGCGGGCCTGCAAAAGACAATGCTCGGCGATATGTTCCGCAGAACCATCCAACAGATGCTCTTGCAACGCATCCAAGCGCAGCGAGGGCAGGCGCAGCCGGGACAAGCCGATGACCAATCGCCAGCCGGGCAAGGTCCGCCCGGCATGGCCCCGATGCCAAGCACTCCAATGCCTGGCGCTTAAAACTAGGAGCACAAGCCAATGAATCGTTTGTTAATCACTACCGCCATCTTGGTCCTATCCGTCACGCCTGGCGTGGCGGGGACGATCATCACGACGGATTTCTCAGCCAACGGCTCGGGAATTACGAGCACGCCCGGCGACGATCTCGCCGTGGCGACTGACGTCAGCGTCGCCGGATGGACTGTCTCGTCAATCCCGATCTCGATTGGCGGCTTGGCCCCTGGCGATCCGGTTGACGTCACCAATCCGATCTCGACGGCGCTCGGCTCGAGCATCACCGTATCGTGGGACGCGGGCGCGTTCTCTGACACGCTCAAGACGACGGGCGTGAGCTTCGTCGGCGACACGCTCGACATCGTGGCGAGCGGCGTTCTCACCGGGCCGGGCGTTCCGACAGTCAACGACGGCGTTCTCGATCTTGCCTTCACTCAGGCGGGCGGCACGGGCGACGCTATCAGCGGCTCCGGGACGTTTGTTGACTCGACGACTGTTCCCGAGCCGTCAACGTGGGCCATGATGCTTACCGGCTTCGCCTTGTTGGGGAGCGTGGCATGGCGAAGATCGGCGGGCCGCCGGCCGACGCTATCGGCCTAGTCGTCATGGGGATGTTCTGGCTCATGCCTGTCTTGTTCGGCCAGCGCATCCCCTTCGGGCTCGACGCCCCCTTGTCGTGGGTTGAGTGGGCGCTTGGAACGTGTGGCATCGTGGGCGGCATCGTCATGGCCGCTCACGATGAATAATGGAGGAACATCATGGCGCAGAACCGAAGTTACGATCCCCCGATCACGACGCCTCCCGAGACGCCGCCCCGGACCATCTTGCAAGTCGATACGCAATCCGAGGTGAGCGAGTGGGGCGCGATCCCCAAGGTTGTGCCGAAACCCGAGGGGGGAGTCCCCGTACAGCCGAGCATCGTCGGTAAAAACAACAACAACTGAGGTTCGCAATGCCGCGTGAAATCTCAGATGAGGAATATGCCTTTTTGCAAAACAAAAGGCAGACCGCCGACTTCGTTGAATCGATCTACAACGATCCGAAGCTCAACAAGGAAGCCAAGCGGCTTATCAAGGCCAAGTACCCGAACCTTTCGATCCCCGATTATGACATCGAGGAGAAGGTCGAGGCGCGGCTCACGAAGGCCGAGCAAGACAAGCAAAAGGCCGAGAACGAAGCTCGCCAGCGCGCCGAGGATGAAGCCTGGCGCTCGACGCGAACCAAGGTGCAAGCCGACTACGGCTTCACTGACGACGCCATGGGTGAACTCGAAAAGTTCATGCAAGAGAAAAACATCGGCGATTACGAGGTTGCCGCGAGCTACCGGGCGTCAAAGAACCCGAAATCGAGCGACCCTACTGACACTTCCCGTTGGCAACACGACAAGCAGCCAGACTTTGCCAAGATAGCAGCAGACCCGGAAGCGTGGGGACGGCAGGAAATCTTGACCGCGATTCACCGCGATCAGGAGGCAGCTAGAGGACGCTACTAATGCCTATCCTTGGCGCGGGCATCATCCCGAGCGGCCCAATCGGGCTCGAGCTTCAAGCAACCGTTCGGCGCGTGTTCGCGCAGATGGTCGTTCTCCTCATTTACAAACAGAATCCGCTCCTCGCATTGCTCTTGCGCAATGCGATCCGAGCGAGCGGCGGCGTCTCGCCGTACACTCAACCCGTGCAAACCGGGCAGTATGTCGAGTCGTCATGGATTGGCCCGGCCGGCCAATTCGACCTGCCGCAAGACGTGGCCGCGACCGTCAACGCCGAGTTCAACATGTGCTGTCTGGCGACGCCTGTCTCGAGCTTAGGGCTCGAACAGCTTGTGACGCAGGACGCCATCGCGGTCGCCTCGAGGTTGATGCTCAAGCTCAACGATCTCAAGAACTCGGCGTTGCAAGCTCTCTCGACAGGCTTGTTCGGCCCGGCCGTCACCAACGTTTTGCAGATGTACTCGTTGACCGACGCCTACGGGGCGACCGGGACTTACGGCGGGCTCGACCGCGCGACCTATCCCGATTGGGCGGGGCTTGCGGTCGCCGGCGCTGGCGACGTGCTCACCCGCTCGGCGTTCATCCCCAACATGCTCGCGGCGGTGAAAAACTCAGGCGGCGAGGCGCTCGATTTCGTCGTCATGAGCGTCGAGGATTGGACTACCCTCCTGACCGATTTCATGAGCGTGGAGCGTTACAACAATGATCCTTCTTCGCGGTGGGGAAAGGACGATCCCGTTAATAGTGGTTTTCGCGGTTTGCTGCTTGGCGATACTCCACTATTTTTCGACCTGAATTGCCCGCAAGGAACGGCCTACGGCTTCAATTCCAAGTACATCACGCTCGTCATCCATGAGGATGCGAACTTCGCATGGACCGGCTGGTACTCGACGATCCCGCAAGGGCAGATCGCCAGCGTCGGGTTGAGCCTCACCGCGCTCAATCTCGTATGCTCGAAACCGTCCACGGGCGTCATCATCAACGGCATCACCGGAGGCGCTGATATCTGATGCTTCCGGTTAGCGCATGGCCGCCCGGCCCGCCCGGCGACGCATTGTCGCCGTTCGGTCTGCCGCGCACCGTCAACCTGGCGCGCCATCCGCACGGCTATGTGCTGCCCAAGGGCGCTTGGGTTGTGCAAACCGGATCGAACCGGGTCATCATGTTCCGGCCGCCCGTCGAGCCCCACAACCCCTGCCGACCGCCGGGAACCGGCTATCTCCCCGGCCAACTCCCCAACGCCGCGCCGCTCCCGCCGCCGCCTTGGCCGCCGGCGCTCCCGCCGCCGGCGAAGGTCTACCGCGTAAAAGCGCAAATCCGCCGAAACGGTCCGCCCGAGGTGCAACTCAAGGCGCGCAATCGTGGGCCGATGACGATTGACCCGAATGCGCAGTCCATCGCCAAGACGGCGAAATGGATGGACGTCCAGTGCGCGCCCGCGCCCTGCCCGCCGCCGCTCCCGCCTGTCCCCATGCGCTTCATGCGCCATGACGATTATCTCGAGGCGTGGCGCGCCTGGCAACGCGAGACGGGGCGCACAGACCCGCCGATTCGGCCGCTCCCCGGCCGTCGGCCGCCGAATTGGTTTGGGTGGGCGTTCCGAGGCGCGCCAGGAACGGTTTTGGTCGATATGAGTTCGGGCGGGACGGTGCTCGCCGACGGCCAGAACGTCGTCATCGCCGGCGCGGGCTTCGCCAACATTACGCAGGCGTACAGTGTCTAACGGCGATCCTCCGATCACTCCGGCCCCCTCGCCGCCGAGCGCGCCGGGCATTGCGCAACCCGTCATCGAGTCGGGCGACTCGCTCCCGCCTTCGTTCCCGCTCGGCGAAGCTGGAACATGGATGCCTCCGCCGCAGGTCGGCATGGGCGAAAACGAGCTTTTCCCGACGCCGGTTGTCCCGCCAGGAACCGGAATCGACGCGCCCGAGCAACCGCAGTTTGGCAGCGGCGACGCCGCGACGCCGACGGCGGCCGATTTCTTTCCCGCCTTCACGGCGGCCGGGCCGTTTCAACCTATCGTCTTGACCGCGCTTATGCAGATCGGGCTTGGGCCGCCGCCAACGACGCCAGGAACGCAACCCGTCACCGTCTCGAGCGCGCCCTCCATCCCGCAACTGCCGTGGACGCCGGCGTCGGGCGTCGTGGAGCCCGCCGCAGCGCCGGCGAGCGCCGACGTTCCGCATCCGCATCCGAAGCCGAAGCCCGCCCACAAGCGGAAGCACAAGGCGCACCATGCCTAATCTCGAGGACCAACCTCCGCTCAACACCTCGATCATCGGCGTGCGGCCGGATGGAACCGTGTGGGCCTATCAGCCGAACGCCCCCGACGGGAGCGGCATGGTCGAGCTTTCCGCAGCCACGACGCCGCCGCCGCCCGTGCTCACGCTCGGCGCGGGCTCGGCGATCACAAGCGGCGAGATCTTTCTGACGCCCGGCTGGAATCTGTTTCTCGACACGGCGACGCACACGCCGCTCTTGTTCGACGCCGACGGAACCACCACGACTGCGCCCGACGATGGCGAGGTTTATCCGATCAGCGTAACGTGATGACATGCTCGCGGGCTACATCACTGAGACGCAGGACTTGCTCAACGACACGCAAGCCCAATTCCATTCGATTCCGACCGTCACCCGCGCCATCAACAAGTCCCGCCGCCGCGTCGCCGCCGCGAGCGGGTGTCTGCGCATCATCCCGCCTGGAGTCCAGACCGTCCCCGGCCGCGAGGTTTATCCGTTCTCCATGTGGAACGCGCTCGCTCAACAACTCGTGCCGCAAGCCCAATCGATCCTCGCCTGCCGGTCGCTCGCCGTGTCGCTCGGCGGCAAGTGGGCGCAGAACGGAAACGGAGATTGGGAGATCACGGGCGGGTCTTGGAAGCCGGTATGGAAGCGGCTTGTTTGGACCGACTTTCAAGCTCGGCTGCGGATTTACAATCAAACGTTCATCGGCTCGATTTCCTATCCCGGCTGGTGGGCGCAGTACGGCGAAGGCCCGGCTGGCTCAATCTATTTGGGGCCGATCCCCACAAGCGCCTGGCCGATGGAGGTTGATCTAACCCTCATTCCGAAGCCGCTCCTGACCGACGGCGACCCGGAGCCGATTCCCTACCCTTGGACCGACGCCGTGAGCTATTGGGCCGCCGTGCTCCTCCTCTTGCAACAGCAACGCGCGCAGGACGCGCAGGCGATGGCGCAGCTTTTCAACAGCGACATGCCCATGTGCGCCGCCGTCGTATGTCCGCAGATGATTCAGAATCCCTATGGCGCAACGCTTCGATCCGCTTGAGGCGTGGAAAAGCCTCGACCCCGCCCTCAGAATTGAACTTGTCGCGGAGATCGCGGACGCTCGCCGATGGCGCTACGGCGACAATGAACCGCTGTGGTTACAGCCGATCTTTCTCCCGGCTTTGGAGTTGGCGCTATGGCGATCCAATCAGACAACCCGCCAGAACCGATTACGCTCGAGGAGTGGAAGGGCCTAAATCAGCAATCGAAACGTGGCTCAATTGACGATCAAGAAGAATGGTGGAATGAAAATTTTTTCGCCGTTGGCAAAGGGAACCTTCGGACAGTGTGGGGGCCAAGCGAGCCCATCTACACCGCCCCGGCCGGTACGCAAATACTTCGCATCTTTTTTGGTTTTTATGGGAATCAGACTCCTCAGTATGGCTCTCCTCCTCCTGGCGCTATGGGCTGGATGTTCCTCACTGACGGGACGATAGAGGAGGTTGATCTCAACACTCAGCAAGTCACCGGCCTTCGCGCGCAAGGCGGGATTTGGTTCGGCCCGGCCGGCACGACGAATCAATATTGGGCCGATGCCGTCGTGTGGCGGCCGCAATTTTACGGTGCTAGCATGGGCCAAGTCGGCGGCGTCTTGTTCGGCTCGCCGGCGGGCATGTACGCATGGGACGGCTCGACCCTCAGCAAGCCCGGCGACCCGGCGCCCGATTGGTTGACCGATCTCGCCGAGACAGATCCCGAGGCTCCAATCCCGCCGATGCCCGTTGACTTGCCTGGCATTTACGCGATGGAGGTTTTCGAGAACCGGCTCTTTGTCGTCGGCAAAGACGTGATGTCGTTTTCAGCGCCATCGAACGGGGCGGACTTCTCGACCGTCAACGGCGGCGGCTCGCTCGGCTATTTCGGCGACAAGCTCACGTACAGCTACATGGATCTCGCCGCGTCCGCCGGCTACCTCTATGTGTTCGGCGACTCCTCGACCGATCTCATTTCCAACATCCAGTTGACCGGGCAGGGGACGGTCGAAGCGCCGTACACGACGAATTTCAACTACGCCAACATCGATCCGCAAGTCGGCGTGCGCTTCCCACGCCCGGTCGGCCGCTACGGGCGCTACTTCGTCATGGCGAACGGCGCGGGAATTTTCCTCATGCAAGGCGGCGACGCGCAGCCGGTCGGCGACAAGATCAGCGCGTTGTGGAACACGCTCGACTCCTCGATCTATATGCCGACGTTCGCCGAGGCGACGATGTTCGGTTTCAGAGTGATCCTTTGTAATGGACGGTTCACTGACCCGTTCGGCAAGACGCGCAATTTGATCCTCATGTGGCATCCGACGCGCGGGCATGAATTTTGGAGCGTCGCGAGCCAAGGACTCGAACTGACCAACATCGGCACTTACGAGCAAAACTCGATTCTCACGCCCTACGGGACGGACGGGACGCATCTTTACCAATTGTTCGCGCAGCCTGACCCGACGCTCGTCAAGCGGCTCTCGACCAAGACGCTGCGCGGCGAGGGAATCGCGCAGTTGACGATCAAGAATTGGAAGCGCGCCTATGCGGAGATCATGGACAACGACGGGCGCGGCGTTGACGTCACCGGGACGTTCACGACGCAGGACGGCGGCGTTCCCGCCGGCGTCGAGGACGTCGCCTTTCAAGTCACGCGCGGCGCGCAACACGCGCTCGCCGCCTGGCCGTTGCACGGCGCGGGCATCGCGGGCGCGTTTGACATCCAATCGACGTCGCCAGATTTCACTTTGCAGCGGCTACATGTGACTTACGAGGAGCGCACCTTGTTCGGCGCGTGATTAAGTGCAATCCTTGAGGAAGCGGCGACGGAGAGAGCCGCAGAAAGTGGAAGGTGACGCCACGTCGCGACGTCCGCCGCGTGGCCAACGAAACGGAGATCATCATGGGTCCGAACGCGACTTGGCTCGACTTCACAGAAGATCGGCGCGGGCGACGCCGGGGACGGCGCGGCAGGCGTCGGTAGGAGGCTCCGGTGGCCAGGAGGCTCAAACAGACCCGTAGGGCGCGACGCATCCGCGCTCGCAAACGCCGTAGGTAGGCGATGCCACGCTACGGCGCACGCAACACCAACAATCTGCAACGGTCGTTGAAGGTCAAGAACTGGCGGATGCCCGCTTGGCGTCCTCGCTTGTTCTCGTATCGCAAGGGCCGTCGCCTCTGAGGAGACTCGGGGATGGCTGCTAGACGTTGGACTCGTCGCTGGCGTCGTTGGCGACGGAGGTAGTCATGGCAAGACGACGAATGGTCCTTGTGCCGGCGTCGAGACGCGCTGCCCGCAAGCGGCGTCGCGGGCGACGGAGGTAATCATGGCGAGCGGAGTCGATCTAGGCCCACGCAGCCGTGTTGATCCGGCCGGGAAGCTCCCAACGCGACGTCCGTCAACGCGCATCCGCCGTGCTCGAGGGCATCGGCAGGGCGTGGGGCGCGGTCGCCGCTCGAGGAGAAACCCGTAATGGCGCGTCGAAAGTCCGCACCTGGCCGAACCGGGCCGGTCATTCGACAGCCATGGACGAATGACGCCTGGCCTGCCGATTGGGGGCGCGGGCGTCGAGGGCGTCGTGGGAAACGCGGTTCGCCGCGCCCCGGCGCTCGCACCGGCCCCGTCCGGGGCCGCCGCCGATGAGCCTAACGATCCTCGGAATAGACATCGGCGTTCAGGGCGCGCTCGCGCTTATCAACGAGGCGGGCGCGCTCCTCGAGGTGTGGGACATGCCATGCCTCAACGACGGGCCGAAGAACCGGAGAACCGTCAATGCTCCGCTCCTCGCTGAAATCATCTACAAGTCTCACGCAACCATTGCGGTCGTTGAGCGCGTTGGACCTCGACCTGGCGAGGGTTCTGTCGGGGCTTTCGCCTTCGGTGATGCAAGAGGCGTTGTCAGAGGCGTCCTTGCGGCTGCGGCTATCCCCGGAGACTATCTTACGCCTGCTCAATGGAAGCGAGCGGTAGGCTTGCCGCCGGGCAAAGAGGGCGCGAAAGATCGGTCGCGGTCGGAAGCGATTCGGCGCTGGCCGCTCAAGGCCGACGCGTTCAAGCGCAAGCTCGACGATGGACGCGCCGAGTCGGCGTTGATCGCCATAGCCGGCCTTCGATTGGGGTTTCTCCATGGTGTGCGAGAAGTGTCACGGGACGATGATGGTCAAGGGCTCGCCTTGCCTGGCGTGCTTGGGGGGACAAGTGAATTGCTGCGACGGCGAACAGTGCAATGAAGCTCCATCTTGTGACGAGAGCGCAGAGCGCGGCGGCGAGAAGGAACTTGCGGAAGGCTCGAGGAGCAATCCGCCGGCGGCGAGGTAAGCGGTAATGGCAAACAGGCGACGAACATGGCCGTCAATGGAGACGGGCCGAACGGCGGACTATCTGACCCCGGACGGCTACATGAACTCAGGTCGCTCACTCGCCGGCAATTTGCGCACCGGAACCGAGCCGCGCGTCGGCCCGCGAAGCGGCGGCCCGATTTACGGCGACGAAAGCCGCACTAGCGACATGGGCATGGACCGCGTGTCGCCGCGAGGCTTCGATCCCATGGGGACGTCGCTCGAGCGCGAGCCGCGCCAGATTTCCTCGCCGCTCGTCACCGTTCGGCGACGTCGCAACGAGCGGTGAGCACCGCCAATCTTCTCGTCAACCCGCCGAGCGACCGCGCCGGCGCAGCCGCATGGTCTTTCGACCACGCACAGGCCCACCAGCAATTGCTCACCGCGATGGCTCCGCTGACGCAATTCTCGACCCTCCCCTACCTCCTCGATCCAGACGCCGGCATGTCGCAGCAAGGCGGCATGTGGCAGACCTTACACGCGCAAGCTCACCAGGATTTCATTGACGCCCTGCCCTCGACTTACGGCGGAACGGCGAAGGGTCTACAAACTTCGCAGATTTTGCTAAGTCTCGACGTCACCGATCCGGGTCAACAGGCATGGTGGACGTTCGCGAATCATCAAGAGCACTACCTTGCGAACCTGACGATCTTCCCGTTGGGGGAAGCGTATCCGTCCCCTTATTGAAGCACTGCCGGCTTCTCGAGGAACGCGACATCCCGTGGATGCTCGACCTCGCCAAGCGCCGCTACGGCGACGACGGGACATACGATTACATCGGCGCAGAGCAATGGTTTCGGAACCTCGCGCTCAAGAGCCCGATGGTCTTTCTGCCGATTCGCATGAGCGGCGCGTTCCTCATCGCCATGGTCTCATGCCTGCCGTGGATGCCCAACAATTTCGAGTGCAACATCGTTTGGGTGGTCGCCGACGACGGGTGTATGTGGCAAGCCCTCGCGCTCCTCAAAGTCTCGATTGAGTGGGCGCGCCGGCGGCGTTGCACGGAATGGCGCTGCGCCTCAGAAACCGAACATGAATTGGGGGCGCTCGCCAAGCGCCTTGGCGCTTTGGAGATCACGCCAAGGTACAAACTGAGGCTCGATTGACATGGGCGGACTCGGGACGATCTTCTCGCTCGGCTCGACGGCGGCCAACGCCGTCGGCGGCGGCAAGGGCGGCGGCTCGACGTTCCAATCGCAGGGCGGCGTGACGGGACCGGAAGCCGACTATGCGCAGTACGAATATGACCAAGGGATGGTCAAAAACGAAAGCCAGTTCGCCGACACGGGAACCGGCATGTCCACGATGGACACGCAAGGCGGGACGGGGGTGGCGTTCGGCAAGGCGCAGAACTTGGCCAAGGCGTCCGACGCCAATCAGAGCGCCGAGTATCAAGCCTCCCAACAAGCGAACGCAAACCAGACTCAGGATCTCTCGAGCCTGGCGTCGCTCGCCAAAACCGCCAACACGCAATCGAACACGACAGACAGCACCGCCGGCGAGGGCGCGGCGCTCTCGGGGAGCTAACCTATGGGCGGAATCACAGGCGGCGGATCGAACAAGAGCGGATCGCAGGGGCCATTCGAGTTCGGCCCGTCGGCGTTCGATCTCCAAGCCATCCAATCGGCCGTCGGCCAGAACATCCAAGCGATCCAGGACCGCTATCAGCAACTCGGGCTCGGTGGCTCGACGATGGAGGGCCAGGACGTCGCCATGCAACCACTCGCCGGCTCCGCGATGGAAGGCCAGGAGCAAATGCAAGACGTCGGCAACCCGGCGATGAATCCGGCGCTACAGCCGACGCAGAGCGGCAACGTCGCCTCGCAAGCGTCATCGCTCGCCAGCCTCGCCAACACCGCCACGTCGGGACAAACGCAGGCCGGGACGGCGGCGGGGCTTTCGGGAGGATGACATGGGCGACATCGGCAGCGCCTTCTCGAGCGGGTTGAGCGGCCTTTCGAGCGGCGTGAGCAACGCCTTTGGCGGCCTTACGAGCGGTCTTTCCTCCGCGTTGAGCGGCGGGGGCGACATGGGCATGGGCGGGATGGATGCGAGCGGGCTCAACACCGACTCGATGTTCTCAAACCTTGGCTCGGATGCTTTCGACGATCCGACCGGCTCGGCGGGCGCTTCGCAAGCGATGACGCCGCCAGCCGACATCGCGGCGGCCGGGCCGAACACAGACCCCGCTTCGACCATCGGCGGAGCACAGTCCGGGGCGAGTCCGGGAACGAATCAGAACCAAGGCCAGGGGCAAAACCAGAATCAACAAAACCAGAACCCATTCGCGCAAGTCTGGAAAAACTTGCAAGGCATGGGCAAGGCGATGGCTGGCGGGGCGCAGAAGGCCAATCCGTTTCAAACCGGAGCGAGCGGTGGCGCTCAAGCGCAGCCCGGCCCGACGGCGCCGACTCCACAACCGACGCCTCCGCAGCCGCAGCCCTCGCCGGGCGGGACAAGCGTCACCGCCGGCGACGCTGCGCCGTCGGACGCCGGCATGGACCCGGAGATCGCCGCGCGTCAGGCGGGAGCTGCGCCAGGCCAGGCCGGCGGACCGGGCGCCGCCGCGACACAACCGGGAGGGCAGGCTCCAATACCGGGACAACCCAAAGCTGCGCCAGGAGCCGCCGCCGCGCCCGCTCCTGCGGCTGCGGGAGGGGGAGGAGACGCGGCAGCGCCAGCGCCGAGCGGCGGCGGGACGCCAGCCGCGCCGAGCGGCGGCGGCGGCTCCATACCGCCCTCAACCGGAACGGGCGCTGGCGGGGCTCCTGACGGCCAGCAAACGCCTACAAACCCGATGAGTGTTATTGGCCCCCTCCTCAGAGACATCTTGGGGCTCGCTATGGGTGGTCCTTCGGCCCTCCCACAACTTGCGAGCGATCTCATGGGCGGCATGGGCGGGCAGGGCGGCGGTCTAGGCCAGATGATGGGCATGATGGGCGGCATGGGCGGCGGCGGGATGCCGCCGTGGGCGATGCGCTCGATGATGCCGTTCATGCGCGGCCGGCGCGGCGGCTTCATGGGCTTCAACGGCGGGATGCTGCGGCCCGGCTACTATCCGAACCGAATGCAGGGCAACCGATTCGGCTTCCATCCCGGCGGCTTCCATCCCGGCTGGAATCCCGGAATGGCCGGCGGCGGAGGCTCGAGCGGAGGCGGCGGCGCGAGCGGACGATGGACCGGCGGCGGGAGCGTCATGGGCCGGGGCCGCATGGACCCGACGGTTGTTCGCGGGCTCGCGTCTCAGCTTGAAAGCACGGGCGTTCCTCGCGAAGCCGTCCCCGGCGTGATCGCCGGGCTCATGGGCGAAAGCGGCCAAGGGCTCGATCCGAGATCGTTCAACGCCCGCGACCCTGGCGGTTCGGGCGGCGAGGGGCAGTGGAACCGAGGGCGGCTCACCGGGCCAAGCGGGATGCTCGCCTTCGCGCGGAACCACGGCGTTGACGTGGACCCGATGAACGCTCGCGATGCGATGAAAGTCCCGCGCGACGTCCAACAAGCCTATCTCATGAGCGAGTTGCAGGGGCCGCGCTTCGCCGGTTTGATGCAGAACTTGCGCAACACGCGCGACCCCTATGCGGCGTTGCAGAATTGGGTCGACATTTACGAGAATCCGCAAGACAAGTGGGGCGCGATCAATCAGCGGCGACAATACATCAACGCCATCGCCTCGATCCTGGCGGGCGGCGGCGATGGGGGAGCGCCGGCGACCGCGACCGCCGCGAATCCGCCCGCCGCGCCCGCGCAACCGAATGTCCAGGACGCCATCGGCGGAGACGCGCAAGGATGAGCGACACGTCCGTAACCGACCAATCCGGCGACGATCCGCGCCCGCCCGATCAGCCGAGCGCGCCGTGGAAGCCGCAGCCGCAGCCGTCGTTGCTGGCGCGTCTATTCGACGGCCAGAATCAGGGCGTGTGGAACCGCAACGAAGGCCGCACGCCGGATCAGCCGACAACCGTCGCCGGCGTAATTCCGAGCGCCCGCCAGCCGCAGCCTCCGCAGCCCACGCCTGGCGTCCCGCAGCCCGCGCCGCCGCGAGCGCCCTTGCACGCCGAATGGCCGCCGAAAGCCTCCGCGACCGGCCCGTTTCCGTCCTGGCCGCCGCCATGGAAGCCCTCGCCGGTCAACGCCTACATCCCCGCCCCGCCCAATCGGCCGGCCGACCAATGGGGCCAGCCGGGCATGTTCCCGCAACAGCCGCAGGCATGGGAGGTGCCGGGCATTTTTCAGGGAGTCGGCAAATCTATTTCACACTGGGGGAGCGGACAGACTCAGCCTATCGCCGCGCAGCTACAGGGCAAGTCGGCCGCCTGGATAACCGGCTACATGAAGGGCAAGGCCGAACTGTCGAAGATGCAGTTTCAGCAAGCGCAGAATCACGCGCTCGATCTCGAGAACTCGTTGCAAGACGAGATGCGCGATTACGGCGACGCCTTCGTGGCGTTCGGCGGCAAGCCCGATGCTGAAAACGACGATCCGTCAAAGCTCCCCAACGCCGACAAGCTCATGGCGGATTTGCGCAACTTGGCGGTCCAGAAAAACGACACACAGATGCAACTCGCGCTCGACAAGGGGCTTGGCCAGGCCGAGCAATTGCTGCGCTACCGCGATGCGAAGTGGAAAGACCTTCACTCGGCGAACCGGGCGCAGATCAACAACAACATCATTTCCGACGCCGAAGCCCCCTACAAGATTCAGCCGCAAAACCCCGACGGGACGCCGTCGGACAAGGGAACGGCGCAGCCGAGCGGCTTCAAAGTCACGCCCAACGGAATTGTCCTCGATCCGCCGGCTCGAGGCGCAGCCGCGCCGACGCCGACCCCCGACTCGACGCCGCCCTCTCCGAGCGACGACGGGACTCCGCCGTCCGATGGTTCTGCAACGCCACCGGATGGCGGAGGTGCGCAACCCGGAGTCGGAACGACTCCAGATTCGGGCGCCGCCGCTCCGGCCGATGGCGGGGCGGGCGGCTTCGTTCCGAGCCTCGATCCGCCCGACGCAGGCCCGCAAGCCCAGGCGGGCGGCGGACTGCCGCCCCAGGGTGTCCAGGTGGCGGAGGCGGGCGCTTCCGACGCGCCGCCGGCGTGGTTGTCACCCTCCGCTCGAGCGGACATTGGCGGCCAACAGACCGCCCAGGCCGACACGGGCGCGGCGCAACCGGCGTTCACGCCCTCGCCGTCGAGAGCGCTCCTGGACGGCTACAACGCGCATCAACTCGATCCGGTCGCGGTGAACGGCGTCGCGCTCAAGATCCTGGACGGATGGAAGCCGAGCGCCGATGACGTGAAGTCGAAGCCGAACCTCATTCACGCGGCGGAAGCTCGCGCCGACGAACTCGACCGAGACTTGGGGCGCATCCAGAAATCGAACCTGACCGGGACGAAGGTTCTCGACGCGCTCAACACGATTGATCCGCAGATCGCGGCGAACGTGAAAGGCTACGCCGACGGAACGATCCCGCCGCCGCGCTCGACGGCGCAGTTGCGGCAGGGCTTGGCTCGCGATCTCGCGCTCGCGACCAAGTACGATCCGACCTTCACCGGCTCGACCTATCAGACCCGCGCCGGGACGCTGCGCGCCTACACCGTCGGGACGCAGGGCCAGAATCTCGTCTCCATCGCGACCGCCTACTCGCATCTCAAGGCGTACAAGGAAGCGCTCGAGCAATTGAAGGGCTCGGGCCTGGCGGCGAACCTTCGGATGCGCGGGCCGGCCGGGCTCTATGGCGCGAATCAGGCGCTCGGCGGCAATCCGCAAGAGCGCGCGTTGATCGGCGTGCTCAACAACGAGATGGAGACAAGCTCCAACGAGTATGAGCGCGGCACGACGGGCGGCAAACCGACCGTGAGCGGGCGCGACGAACAGATGGGCCAGATGAATTGGCGCACGCAAGATCCTGACGTCGCCATCGCCAACGTGAACAACAAGATCGCGCTCCTCAAGGCGCGCATGGACATGCTCAAGACAGGCTTCACGGCCGGCGTCGGCCGCCAGCCTGGCGAGATGTTCAAGCTCTTTGACAAATTCGCCAACGCCGGCGCGGCGAAGTCCGGGAGCGACGATCTCGGCGCGACCGCAGTCCCCTCCCCAGGGGCCGGCGGGGCGCTGCGCGAACTCGACACTGTTCCCGCCGCCGCTGCGCCGGCGCAAGGAGGCTCGGCCGATGACCGCGCTCGAGCATGGGCGACCGCGCATCCCGACGATCCGAGGGCGAAGCAAATCCTGAAAGAGTTGGGGCAATAATGCCTGACGACTTCGATCCCGACGCCTACCTTTCCGGCAAAAAGGGCGACAAGGGCGGCGACTTCGATCCCGACGCATGGCTGGCCGGCCGGAAGAAACCCGACTCGAGCGATCCGTTCGCCGAGGCGCGGGAGTCGGACAAGGGGCTCCTAACCGGCGTCGGCAAGGGGCTCGTTGGCGATGTCGTGGGCTTGGGCCAGGTCGCCGAGCGCGGCGTCGATTACTTGCGCCCCGGCACGTCGGCCGCCGTTAAGAGCGGGCTCGACGCCGTTGTGCCGGGAACCTCGAGCGGCTTGCACGCGACGAAAGAGTGGGCGACCGCGCCAAGCTCGAGCGTGTCGGAAGGCGTGGGCAACGTCATCGGCGGCTCTCTCCCGTTCGCCTTCGCCGGGCCGGCCGGGCTCGCGGGCCGGGCAGGCTTGGGCGCGCTCGCTGGCGCAGCGCAACCGACGCAAAGCGGCTCAATGGGGAGTCATCTCGTCAACGCAATCGCAGGCGGCGTGAGCGCGGGCGTGTTGTCGCCCGCCGTCGCCGAGCGGGCCACCCGACTCGCGCAAGGTCTTGGCGAGGTGGCGGCGATTGAGTTTATCGCCCGCCATCTCGGCGTTCCGCCATTCTTGGCCGCGACGGCGCTTGGCGTGGGCGAAGTTTACCGGATACGGCAGGGGCCGACTGGACTCAGCCGCCTCGCCGGGCAAGGAATGGCGAAAGTGCCGCCGCAAGCCGCCAGCGTCGCCGGCGCGTCGGCTGGCCAGGCGGCGAGCGCAGCGGAGCAAAACGTTGGCCAGTAAACCGAAGCTCGTTTCAATCGAGGGCGGCGAGTCGCAGCGCGATCCCCTCGACGTCAACAATCGGCTCTACAAGCAAATCGCCCGGCTCCTCGATCAACTCGAGAAGCAAGACCTTCTCGACGAAAACGGCGTGACGATTCCGCAGCGGATCAACGCGCTCATCGCCGTTGGCCGAATCCAAATCATGTTCGCCAACTTGAGAAAGGCCCAAAATGTCGAGTCAGGAGCCACAGGGAGCGCCGTCCGCAAGTACGCCTCCGCGTTCTCGCGCGCCAATGCAACTCGTCGGGGAGCGATCAATACCAGAGCCGATGACTCTTTCGCAGATGGTTTCGGGGGCGACGACGGCGGCGACGGCGACGACGCAGCCTAAGCCTGTTTCACGTGAAACAGAGTACGTTCACCGGGCGGCGTGGAAGGCCGGAGTGCTAGGAGCGTTCAACGTCCTCGCGATCATCCTCGCGATCCGGTTCACGCTCCTCGTCGCGGTCATCGGCGCGATCACGCTCACGGTCATCGCGATCCGCGAACCGGACCCTTGGCGTTTGGGGGCGCTGGCGATCTACTCGCTTATTGTGGTTTTGCCGACCGTCTGGCTTGCTTCCAGAAAATGATCTCATGACCTTTGCCTTTCCCGTACCAATAGCAAAAGCTCTTTGACCGGATGCATGGGCGGGATGGCTCGAGGAACCTTGTAGTTCGGCGGTTGATCCCGGTAGGGGTGAAGCCACTCGGCGCGCACCTCACGCCCCCATATCCATCCAATCGGATGCCAGGCTGGATGAAACGCGCCATCCATCAACAGATAGGCGTGCTCCGGTTTCAGCCTTTCCTTTTTGATGAAAATGCGGTCATCGGGCCGCGCGACGCCCTTCACCTCGACAAAGCCGGCGATGTCGCCATTGCCGACATAGCTTTCCGAGTACGGCGTCCAGGGAAGCTCGAATAGGAGGTGTGCCGCCGCTTCCGCCCGAGTCCCGATTATCTCGAGGAACAGCCACAGCATCTCGGTTTGATCGGCGCTCGGGCGGAATTGCTCTTTGTGACCGCGCAGCGCGAAAGCGCGGCGCAAGACCGCCGCCCGCACCGCTTCGTCGTCAACGTCTTGGTTGAGGAGGATCATTGGCGCAGCCATTCAGCCATCCTCGCAACCTGGCGGGCTTGCGTCGCCTTCGCCGCGACCGTCGCCGGCGTGTCCATAAGGCGCACCTCGCCGTCACAAAGCTCGAGGCTCTTGCCGAAGATCGCGGCGACGCGAACGAAAAGCTCGAGGTGCGGCTCTTTTGTCGTGCCGTCGAGCCACAGTTTGATCGTGCGATGGTTACACCGGACTCGCGCGGCGATGCGATGGTGGCTCATGCCAGAGCGGACAATGAGACGCTTCAATTCGGTAAACACGGCGCTCACTGTTTCGGCCCTCTCTCGAGCATCCTCGCGTGCGCCGCCTTCAAACCTTCAAACACCTCCATCCATTGCTCGAATTTGTAGGCCGCGCAGGCGATGCACTTGTCATCTCCGTCGTGCAGCGTGAGAATGTAGCAACCGTCGCTCGGGCTCCACGCCCAATTCGTGTAATGCGCGTGGTCGGTTCTCGAGGCGTCAATCAGTCCGGGGGCTTTCATCGTTCGCCTTTCATCGCTGCGCGGATCGCGGATATTGCGCCAAGCTCAAGCCCGTTGACGAAGCTCTCAATCGTCTCCGGTGTGGTATCGACCTGCGTCCGATGCGCGAGCGCGTAGGCGTAGCAGGCGTCGCGCAGAGACGGCGGACGCTTGGCGCTCGCCGCCTCCGGCCCGGTGCGCAGCATGGCGTCGCGCAGCCGGAACCATGTCTGCAAAACCTCGTTTTCGTCGTCATAGACAGCCTTCATTTCGTTGCTCCCAACAAAGGTTGATCCTTCCGTTTTTCGTAGGACAGGCGCACAGACTCGCGCGCCGCCTCCCACACCGTCTTGTTCGTCTCCGGCATCACAATGTCGGCGAAAAACGCCTCCTCGAATGTGACGACTTTCGCGTCCACGGCGACGAGCTTGGCCTTCACCATGAGCAACAGCACGCGCCATTTTCCCCGCGCTTGTTGAGCGTTGGCGGGAACCTCCACAGTGAGGCGAATATGCCTATCGTGGCAGATGAACTCGACGCGCGCCCTGCCCGCGCCGTTGGCTTCGGCCTGCCACGCGCTGGCGAATCCCTTCGCCCCGTACTTACGCACAAGTTGCTCAATCTCGAGCCGCGTCCGGTCGGCCGGGACGCTAGTCTTTTGGGCGTAGGGCATCGTCGCGCTCCATCCATTCCTTGAGCCGAATCGCCGGATCGAAGCGGGGCGGCAGACACACGCAAATGATCGCGATGACGCCGAGCGCGATCCCAAGCCAATCAGGCATCGTCGGACTCCGGGATTTCGACGTCGAGGAGAACGCGCATCGCCTTCTCCTTGTCAGGCGGCAGCTTCAACAAGCGAATCATGTCGCACGTCGCACAGCGTGTCTCGTTGGGTCCGCCGCCGAAGCTAAAGACATGCGCCTTGCAATCGGCGCAGATGAACTCATGTGGTATAACCATCCTCACCCCCTGGAACGATGACTTGAATCGGCGCGTCGCCAGGATCGCCGTAGGCGACGTCCATCGGCCGCTCGACGCGGCTCGCGACCGCGTAAGCGCCCATGTCGCGAGCGATGATGGTGGCGCGCTCGAGTTGATAATTGAACTGCCCAAGGATGTCGCGCAGCGTCGCCATGTAGGCCGGATCTGGCAACGCGACGCGATGGAACGCGGGCATCTGCGGATGCCACGAGTAGAAGTGCACGGCGTCAAACTCGCCGACGAGAAGGTGGCCCTGCACTTGCGGCCGATACTCGAGCCCCGGCCCGTCGAGCATGTAGCCGATCTGCGTCCATGGCGCGGGACACTTCACCTCAATGCTCTCTTTGTGGCTCTTGAACAGCCGGTCAGGCGACGCGCCGAGCATCCCGTCGTCAGTCGTGACGAAGCCGCCAGGCTCGAGCACGATCTGATTCGTGTTTTGGAACTGCGCGACGGCGTATTGCTCGCGTTCCTTGCCGCGCTCGACGTGGGCGATGTAGCCGATTTGATCGTCCATCGACTCGCGCAGCAAGCGCTCGGCGACAAGCCTGTAGAGATATTTGCGCGCTTGTTCGGACGCCTTGCCGCCCGGCGTCAGAATCTTGTGGAACATGCTCGACGTCGGAATGCCCAATCTCGCATTGTACCAGGCGACCGAACCTTGCTCGAGCTTGTAGAATTTCATCCAACCCTCCTCACTCGACCGGCTCAAAGTTGGCGGCGAAATAGTCGGCGGCGATCAGCCACTTGTCGTCATGGTTCGTCGGATTGCGGGCGATCATGTCGCCCTCTTTCGGCGAGCCAGCGTCCTTGTCGGCGGCGCTGACGCTCACCCGGTTCATGTCGAAGCCCGGCTCCCACACCGCGATTTCAGCAATCGCCTTGCGTCGGTATTGCTTGAACTCCATGGTCATTTTTTCGCCTCCGCCGCTTTGATCCGCGCCTCGCGATCCTTGAGTGCGAGCACAAGGCGCGGATAGTCGCGCTCGCGGATTTCGCCAAGCGACTCGACGTTGGTCAGCATCATCTTGAGGAAATGCCCGACGTCGGTCTTGGTCGCCTTTATCAGCCGCTCAAGCTCGCGGACCTTGGGCGCTTCGATCATCAAGTCTTGCGCGCCGCGCCCGTCGTTGTCGTGACCCTTGCGGACCACGTTGCAGAGATCGTCGGTGATGTAGCGCTTGCAATATTGGCGGCTCGATCCGCGCGCCTGTAGCGCGTTCCTGCCCGGCCCCGTGTCGGGCGGCATGGCGTAGCTCGAGCTTTGAGCCCACCCGTGGCCGGCGAGCGTCCCCGTGACGCGAATCAGGTCTTTGTCGTCTTGCGAGGTAAACTGAATCGAGAAGCCGTGCTTGGCGAGAAGCGGGCGCAGAACTTTGTACATCGCTTCGTAAGTCGTGAACGGCAGGCGGCCCTTCGACACACCGTCTTTGACAAGCTCGATTGTCCCGTCGCGCTCGACTTCGGGAAGCTCGGCTTGGAACGCGGCGAACGCCTCCTGATAGGCTTCGCGCGCTTGGTCGGCCAACACCTCGCGGCGCAACTGGCCAAGCGCTATGAGCTTGTCGGCGGGGATGTCGGGATTCGTCATCGCCTCCATCAAGAACTTGCCGAATGTCTCGGCTGGCCTGACTGGCGTGATCTCTTTCGCCATCACCTCACCTCCGCAGTGAGCGCCGCAGCGCGCGACAAGAGGATGGCGCTCGCGTCAAGCGCCGCGACGTTGCGCGCCAGGCGTTCGCGCAGCACTTCGATTTCGGGCGGCTCGATTGGAACCGGCTTCGCCTTGGGCAGCGCAACCGCGATCCGCTTGTGGCGCGGCAACGTGCGCACGTAGCCTTGCGCGAGCTTGGAATGAATGCTCACGCATCGGCCCATGCTCACCCGCAAAATCTCACCGTGCGGGCAGCGCGCCGCGTGCGCGGGCCGCGCCACAACGAGGACGATGGCGCAAAGCACCGTCAGGCCGAACCAAAGGGCGAACATGCGCCACGCCCAAAGCGGATATTTCCTCATTGCCACCACCATATGTTAAGTTGTAGGCTTTAGTAAGGGATAAAAGCGAACATGGCAAACGATCTCGACCAGATAAAGCGGCTACTCAGCGAACTCGCCGCGCTTGTCCCCAACATTCACCTCAAGCGGCTTATTTTTCACCTCCGCGAGCGCATCCTGACGCCGATGACAGTGATCCTCGAGTTAGTCCCCGGCGACACGAAGCGCGACAAGGCGAAAGCCATCGGCGTCTCGCGCACGTGCTACTGGCAATGGCAAGTCGAGGAGTCGCGGCCAACCGCCGAGCACGCCCGCAAAATTTCCAGGCTCACCGGAATCCCGGCGAGCGTCATCACAGCCACAAACTTCGAGGAGCACATAAATGACGTTGGAACAAAGGTGCGTGCGGCTAATCCAAGAGTGGCGGCGGATGGCGAAGGCGTACCGGCTCGCGCAGGACGAAAGCGCGGCGCAGTCCAACGAGTGGCGACTCAACGCCGCGAGCGCGGAGGGTTACGAAAGGTGCGTAAACGAGTTGGTCAAAGCGGTGCAAGCGAGGAGCGAATCAACTGACAAGGGAGTGAGAGATGACCCCGGCAGAATGGCGAGCGGCGCTGGTTAAGATCGCGCCTCGAGGCAAGCCTTGGATACTCGACGGGCTCGCGGACGCGATGCCTCAGATGGTGGACCGCTTCGACATCAACACAGCGGTCCGCCAACAGCATTTCCTCGCGCAACTGGCGCATGAGAGCGACCATTTCCAGACTACGCGCGAGTACGCCAGCGGCAAGGCTTACGAGGGCCGCAAGGATTTGGGCAACACCCAACGCGGCGACGGCGTTCGCTATCGCGGGCGCGGGCTCATTCAACTCACCGGCCGGGCGAACTACGCCGCCGCGTCCAAGGCGCTCAATCAACCGTTCGTCGATGACCCCGACTTGGTTGAGAAATTCCCGGCCGCCGCCATCGTGAGCGGATGGTTTTGGGCGACGCACGGCTTGAATGAACTCGCCGACAAAGACGACATTCGGGCCGTCACCAAGCGGGTGAACGGCGGCCTGAATGGCCTTCCGAGCCGCCAGGCTCACCTCACCATCGCTAGGACGGCAATCGCATGAGAAAGCAAATCGATCCCCGCCTCGAGGCGGGGCGGATACGCGACGACGGGCAGTGGGGCTCTGACCCGTGGGACGGGTTTAATGGCGCGTTCGTCATCGAAGGCCCCGCGCCCATGTGGATGCGCTTGCGGATCGTTGCATCCGACGGGACTGACCCCACTGCGCAAGGGTGGGAGCACGTGAGCGTCAGCACGCAAAACCGCTGTCCGAACTGGCCGGAAATGTGCTTCGTCAAAGACCTGTTTTGGAGCGAGGAGGAGGCGGTTGTCCAATTCCATCCGCCCAAGTCTCAGTATGTGAGCTATCACCCGTTCACGCTGCACCTATGGCGCAATCCGCGCGTCGCCTTGGAATTGCCGCCGACCATCCTTGTCGGCCCGCTCGGAATCGAGCGCGTCGCATAGGATACGATGTGCGAATGTATCTGATTGTGTAGTATAAGTCGGTTGACATATTATGGTCCATGATGTACGCCGTGGCGGATAACACAGGAGTATGTCATGGAACCAAATCTAAACGTGAATGTCCGAATCGTCGTGACCCAGGCGCATATCGATGAAGGCGCGTGCCGCGATCCCAATAAGTGCATGATTAAGCTCGCCATCGCCGAAGCCCTTGGCGTCGCGCACGGCTATATCCGAGTCGATGCGACCGGCGTCCGCATCACCCGGCGCAAGGATTACCGCGAGCGCGCCGACTTGCCGCGCAAGGCGTTGCACGCCTTGCTGGCCTTCGACCGCAACGAGCGCGTCGAGCCGTTCGATTTCATGCTTCGCTTCCGCAAGACGACGCGCGTCGTGAAATCGACCCCGGAGCGACGCACGCAAATCAACGCCGCTCGAGCCACGCGCAAGGCGGAAGGCCGGCCAGATAAGACCTATGACCTGGCGAAGCGGATCGCCGGCGTCGCCTCGACGTCGCCGGCTGTCGCCGTCGATTTGCCCGACGCCACTGTTCCGAGCGCGCTCCGCAACAAGGTCGAAGCGTTGCAGATTCGGCTCCGCCACCCGATGAAGGAAATCCTCGCCAAGATACCTGGCAATCTGACCGAACGGGCGAAAGCCATCGGCGTCTCGCGCCAAACCATGTACGTGTGGGCGGACGAAAAATACCGGCCGACCGGCAACCAAGCGGAGCGGATCGCCGAGCTTACCGGCGTCCCGGCGGCGATCATCCGAGGTGAAGGTGGCGCAGCGGAACTCTGATTACGAGCGCCAGGCGAACGAGGAATACGAGACGCCGGGGTGGGTTGTCACGGCGCTCACGGACCACCTCGGTCCCTTGGGTGGCTTGAGAATTTGGGAGCCCGCGCCGCCGCGACGCGGCGACGGTAAGCTGGCATTGGCCTTGCGACAAGAGGGCTTTGAAGTCGTCGTCACGCGCGGCGACTTCACCCGCCGCAACATCCGGCCCATCGGCTGCAACATCATCGTGACAAACCCGCCTTACGGCGAGAGCCGGCGCGCCGAGATCGCGATGGCGTTCATCCGTCGGGCGCTCGCTATGCCCGAGATTGACGTCGCCGCGTTCCTCCTCGCCGTCGATTTCGATTCAGGCAAGACGCGGCGCGACGTGTTCGCCGATTGCATCTTTTGGAGCCGCAAGATCGTGCTCCTCGACCGGATCGTTTGGTTTCCCCGGCCAGGCGCAGCGCCGAGCACGAATCACGCGTGGTTTGTTTGGAACAAGCGCCAGGTCGGCCCGGCGACAATCAGCTACGCGGAGCGCGAATGAGAATGTTCTGGATTGGGATATTCGTCGGCGCTGGCGTAGTGGCGCTTGGGATGCTTGTCGGGGCGGCGCTCGTAGTCTGCAAATAGGAAACGGGCGCGGCCGATTGGCAACCGCGCCCGTCCCTCTCGAGTGTTTCGCCCCGGCCGGCGCTTACGAGTGTAAGCCTTGGGGGACGCCGACCAGGCCCACGGTCACTCGGGCTCGCGGGGAGTGCACGATGACCCCCAAGGCTAGGGCGCTAATTCATCTCGAGATATTCGACCAATCCCGGCAACTGATATTCCGCCTGGTGACGATGCTTGGTCAGCAACACCTCGCGAGAATATCCCATCAATTCAAGCAATTCCGCCTGATGAGCGGCTTCGATTGTCGTCAGTCGGTCGCGCGGCTTCGACACGAAATTGCCGCAGCAAAGGCAAGCCGCTTTGTCCATCTTGTCATCGCATTGCATTTTACACTCCTCAGTCTGTAGGCTCTAGGATCGATTTAAATGCCCTCTGAGCGGCCATCCGGGATCGCCCGTCCAGGCCCCTTGGAAAAAAGCTCGGCCCTGGCCACGCGGGCGTGGCGCGAGCCCATGACGTCTTTCTCGAGGGCGTCCTGCAAGTAGCTCTGCGCCGACTCAAGCGTCGCGAACTCGTTGGCGAGCTTGAAATCCGTCGTGAAGCTCTTGCCGCGCAGGAACCAATGCATCGGCCCCATTTGCGTTTGCGCCGTGTAGAACACGACGAAAGGCCCCTTCTGATAGGACGGTTTCTTTGCCGTGCTTTTCACCGGACCCTCCCCATGGCCATTTCCAGATATTCAATCAGGAACTTGGCGTAACTCAGAACGAAGTCGTCGCCATCGAACTCGAAAACGTCCTGCTTTTTGTCGGCGGCTTGTCCGTAGGCTTTCGCGTAGGCGAGCTTGAACAGATCGAGCTTGGCGGGCGTCCAGGAGATGACGCGGGCAGTCTGACTCACGGAATCCTCCCATGGGTGAAAACGTTCATCCGAGCGCGCCGCACGGCGGCCGTCCGTTCATACTCGACGTCGCGCAGGAACCGGCGCAATTCGCGCAAGCTCGCGTCGTCGAGCGGATCGAGGTTGACGCGATAGTCGCGGCCCGTTGCGCGCCGCATCTCGGCGCGCAACAAAGCCTCCTCTTGCCGCACGGCGGCGCTCACTTCACGTCCCGCAAAATGTCTCGAATCGCGTCGCCGCGAGCGCTCTTGGTCGCCATGAAGTTCATGCCGTTTTTCACAATGTCGGTCACGTGGTCGCATTCCTCGCACCGCCCTGACGTGAAAAACTTGTTCTCGTCAGGCATCGTTTGTTTCTGGCCGCACTTCTCGCAATTGAACTGTTGGTAAACAGTCCAGCCGTCGGCGATCTTTTTGTCGGCGTTCGCCAACACCTCTTTCCAGGGATGAAGGTTCATCGCGCGATCTCCCGCACTGCGCTCAAGTCAGCGATCATGCGCTTCGCCACGACGTCGCCCAGGGCGATGACAAGTCTCGCCAGGACGTCATCGTCCATGTTGTCGGCAAAGAACTTGGCGATCTCCTCGACCGTGTTTTGATCGACAACATCCGCGAGCGCCGAGTCGTTGGCCGGATCGAGCTTGCCGGCAATCAACAGGCGATCCGAAACGTCCTGAATCGCGGCGTCAACAGCGGCGCTTTGATCGAGCACGTTCAAGTACCGCAGCGACTCAATCGCAATCGCCTTCACCTCGTCGTCGGTCAGCCCGGCGTAGTCCAAATTTACACTCATATGTTCTCTACTCCTTCGTCTCTGTCTTGCTTGTCCGTTTGCGTGCTTAACATAGCATGGTGCTTCCATGTGTCAAGTAGGCGAGCGAACGCTCCCCAATCCATTCCGGGGTTGTCGCGGGTGACTGA